ACTAACTTAAGACGAGTAGAGTTCTTAAGAGAGACAGTGTTATATCCCTCAGAAGACGCTACTCGAGATAAGAGAGTGATCGCTTTGAGCCTAGTACGGCGTTCAGGTGTACCCCTTATAGGGTACCCCTGTGTGGGTAGTGTCAACTGATACAACCTATCATTTTCGATAGGAATATCAGGTAACGACCACAAGGAGGCAAGTAAATACCCCATCGTCTCGTCCCGGTAAGTTCTACTTACTTCCACCAGGTTACGAACACGGTATCCTTCGATACCATGTCTAGCCCGGCTAGGGGTCGCTTCATCAAAGTTGCAAATGAAGCCACCATCACCCAGCGTAGCAGGTATTCTAAGGCGTAAAGCCTTAGGTAACTGCTGCACAAGGTAGTCAAAGGCAAGCCGAAGGTTAGCATCACAGCCGAAAAAGTTATTTCGACGGTGCGCTAAGCGACGGACTGCATTTGCTAGGCGATAAACCGCTGGAACGGACAAGAGCCTATCTTTAAGATAGACTGGCTTAACATCCACACCTGAGAAGTAATGGGCTCCGCAGCTTTCACGAAAAGGTGAGTCAAAGTGACTCTTCTTTGCGTTAATACGAAAGCCATAGAACTCAAGCATCTCAGAGAACAAGCCGAAACATGCCGACGGTAATATAACATCATCACCATAAGCACTAACATCAGAAGAACTGATGTTAAGATATTCTGCGCAGCAGCAAGCCACTGCATAGAATATCAAGGACTCTAACTGGAAGGTGAAGCCGTTCCCCATACTGGAGAACTTCTCCCACTTCTTAGGTAGAGCGTCTCGGGAGCCGTAATGAGATCGACATGCATCCATTACATGGAACCATCGAGGAGGAAGTAATTCCTCAACGACAGACCGTGCAATGGAATCACTAGCTGAACTTAGGTCAACAGTCGCTAGAGAGTTAGATAAACTACCTTTCAAAGCGAGTTGTTGATTTCGGTTCTGATAGCGCAGGTCAACCCCATACCTTCGAAGTCTACGTCCAATCATTTCGCCAACGGATTTCTGGAACCAAAGATTGATTCCAGGTTCGATGGCTATAACACGATTGGTCATAGCATTCTTAGGTACAGTGACCACCTTATTTCCTATCTGATAGGTTGGAAAACCCATCAGGCGTAATTGCTGAGCCCACAGAGGGTACTTCTCCTCCATAAGCTCAATAGGGATAAGGTTGTACAGATCTCGCGTGATTCCAGTTTCAGACTGGAATTTCTTGACTGAGCTAGCATCTCTTCGCTTAATAAGCGTCGAGGCGCCAGGACCCCAGTCCGGCATAGAAAAGAACTCATCCGACTCAAACTCGCCAAGTACTTTCGAGATTTTTCGAATGACTGCGGAATGCAGCCAGACGACTTTGCCCTGATAAAGGGAATCGTTCTCTAAAGTTCGAAAGCGAGAATTCGTCTGCTTACAAAGAAGTTCAAATTCATCGAACTTCTTAAACGCTACTGCATTCAAATCTAAGCCAGAGGTCAAACCTTTGAACTTAGATAAGAAGTTAGTAGCAGCGTAAGCATCCCGGAAATCAGCTACCGCTAGGTAGTTGACTGGGCTGATCTCAAGCTTAGCAAGTTGCTCATGCTCTCCACTTCTGAAGAGTATGAGAACTGTCAAAGCCCGAGGGCAATCCAGGGAGGTGAGATACTTTTCAATTGCCAGGGACGTTACATCCCCGGGTACGCGAAAGCTCGTAAGTCCCTTAAGGAACTTTGAGCCATACTTCTTAGAAGACATGGCTTACCTCCGGAGTTAATGCCGCTTGCCCTGGTTATGTTACCAGAGCGACTCGAACGTAGTGACCGCGCTTTCCAGCGGAGCCGCCGTTGAATCGGTCGGTGATCCGTCAGAAGCGTTGATCGTACGTGCGAACAGAGAGGCAACCACGCTGAACAGAGCTTGACGCTCTGCCAGAGTGGATCTCTCAGGCAGCATGAACTCCATGACACAAGAACAGTCATATGCCTTGGTCGGCGCCGGCTGAATACCGGTCATCGTCGAGGCACTGGTCTGCTCGAGTGTCGGGAGGGCGACTTTCGCAGTCACTTTGTAGATACGGCTCGCCTTGCTAGGCGGACGCACCGACATCGTGAGTGCTGGGTAACCGATGGCGATTCCGCCAGTCCGGTCCACCCAACGTGCAACACCCGGTGAGATAAATCCCTCGGGGTTCATCGTCTTATCCACCCCTACCGTCGCACTTGTCGTTAGACGAGCAAGCGAATGGTCGAGAATGGAAGACAGCTTAATGGCCGCTAATGCGGACATAGGTTGAGTACTCCTGAAGTAGTACGAGTCGGTAGCCTAGTCATGAAAAGCCTGAACTAGCAATGCAATCGCATTCTGTGCACGTGCAACACCTCCATTGGAGTTGTTGATGCCCATTTTAGGAACAGGGAACGTTACCGAAGGAAAAGCAGAAATGCTCGTCCTATCGAATAAAATACCCTGCTCACTATAATTTGCACAACACGTGAACTGCTGCGTTGTAGTGCCTATCGGACTTGACATGCTAACGACGGATTCCACTCTCATCCTTGAAAACTGAACCTTGTATCCACTTATAAAGTCCAGACCTTGAGCATAAGTCAAACTCTCAAGGAATGGCCCTATAGGTAGAAACCAGTCAGCCACAAAGGAGAATGGGAGTATTTCCCAAGCTAGGTTCAAGGGATTGGTCCAGCCAGTCTGCTGAAGAAAAGCAAGAGTTGGGTTAGCCACACGGTACCTAATTCCGTATTTCGTCTTGGTCTCGACTGTTTTCACAGTCTTGCCCGAGATGTATTGCGGAAAATTAGGATGCCCAATGGTTGTATCCGTCTCCTGATTTGCGGAAGCAGACCCGGTTACCGAATGAATGACGGAGCTCCCTAACGCCGCATTTAATTTGGCGTTACCGAGGGATTGCAGAGAACCTTCGATATCCGAAAGTAGAGGTTTCCAACCATATTGAAGAGCAAGCCAATTATTGGCGAGCGACTTCTTTAAGGAAGGACTCCCCTTCTTCTGGAAACGATGGTTATCTGACATCCGCACTAAAGCATTGATTGCCCCTGGAATGTTTCCACTCTTCAGAGCAAACAATGACTTTCGTATTGCAGTAGCAGAAGTAGCTATCTGCGATACGGTCTGGTTTAACTGAGCGAAATTCTGGGCGAGATTACCATTAATTCCCGCCTGAGCGTTAGCGATCAGTTTCCGGACAGCGTCACCGTCAGACGTTGACAAATGCGCCAACGTCACATCCGGACGCGTATACTTAGCCGTGTAAGCCGTCTTCGCCGCCACAAACCACACATAAGGATGTGCGCCTGTGTTCGTCGAAGTATCGGTTTGGTAGGAGACATAACGATCTGCTCCTACTTCACGGATAGCTACATGGTGATTATTCACCGGTAGCTGACCCTTTTTGATGTTCTTAAAGTTGGGAGTCGTTGTACCTGTCCAGCTGCGAGAGGCTCGAAAGCGCGACTTAACAACAGGTGGGTCAAAAGTAACCCCACTTGAAGAAAGTTGCCCCTGCGATTCCTCCACATACTGAACGTTACGAGACTCTTGTGCTCTAGGAATACTCATCAGGATTTAGTATACGTGTACCGAGAGTCATTAAACGACTCTCGAACCCTACCAAGCAGAGAAATCCGCCTGATAGCCCAAGAGGGTTCCTCTCCATCTATCACTATCATCGGCCGAATTGCTTCAGCCAATGTAAATGGTAGACGGGTCTTTCCCTCTAGGCGCCGGCCCTTCTTCATCACACTACAACTTAGGTAAAGGTGGCGGATACGACAACGATCAGGAGTAATAACCCTCCAATAAAACCTCTGTAACCCGGATAAATCCAGGTACGGAGAAATATAGAAGGGAAACCCCCGATAGTTGAAGCATTCGTACCAATACCATATATTGCGTGTGAAGTCGAAGAAGCG